GGAAAGAAGCAAGACAAACACGTGGCACAGCTTTTGTAAACGACACAATCGACTTTCAAAGCATAGGATTTAGCCCAGAACAATTAACGCTAAACCAAGCACGTCAATATATGGCTTCCGAAATTGCTAGGGCTTGTAATCTTCCTGAATACTATGTAGGTGGTAACGCAGGTGGTTCAATGACTTATTCAAACGTTACAGCTGAAAGACGAAGCCTTATAGATTTATCTTTACGTCCTTTAATGACTTCTATTACACAAAGACTTAGCGATAACGACATAACCCCACGTGGTTCAATAGTAAAATACAATTTAGAAGAATTTTATTCACCAAGCGCACAAGAACGCGCAGACATTTACAGTAAACTTATTCCTTTAGGTGTAATGACAGTAGAGGAAGCAAGAGAAAGGGAAGATTTGATAAATGAATAACTTTATTAAATTCTCAACCGACATTATCGCAGCTAATTCATCAAAACGTGAATTAACTGGCGTTATTGTTCCTTTTGGTCAGGTAGGACATACCAATATGGGTGACGTTGTTTTTCAACAAGGCTCATTAAAAATCGGTGAGGGTATAAAACTTTTTACCGAGCACGATATGACTAGACCAATTGGTAAATTATCAAGATATGAAGAAGACGACAAAGGAATTGTCGGAACATTCAAAATAGCAAGAACCAATGCAGGCGACGACGCATTAGCTGAAGCACAAGAGGGTTTAAGAACCGGATTTAGCGTAGGCGCAATGATTGACGACTATGTAACTAAAGGTGAACAAGTAATTGTTAACGAAGCAACTCTAAAAGAAGTTTCACACGTTACATTCCCAGCATTTGGCGAATATGCCCAAATAACCGAAGTAGCTGCAAGCGCAGATATTTCACAACCAACAGAAAGCGAGGAAACTATCGTGTCAAACGAAGTTACCCCAGAAGTAGTAGAGGAAGTTGCAGCAGAAGTTGCAGCCCCAGCTGTTGAAGCCCAAGAACGCAATATGCGTCCTGCAATCTTCACAGCACCAAGAAGCCCAATCAACTCAAAGGCTTCTTACTTAGAACACAATATCCGTGCAGCACTTGGAAACGAAGACAGCCGTCAATATGTAATGGCAGCTGACACAACTACCAACAACGCAGGATTTATTCCAACACCACAAACAACCGAAGTTATTAACGGAATTGCTAATGGTGAAAGAGGCGCAATTGACTCAATCTCTCGCGCAACTTTGCCACCAGCAGGTATGACTTTTGAAATTCCAAAGATTACAACTGCTCCAACTGTTGCAATCGCAGCTGAAGAAGCAACAATTTCTGAAACAGATACAGCATCATCTTTTGTTACTGTAAACGTTCGTAAATTCGCTGGACAACAAACATTCTCAGTAGAATTGTTAGACAGAAGCTCACCAGCATTCTTTGACGAATTAGTTCGCCAAATGGAATTTGCTTATGCTAAAGCAACTGATACAGCTGTAGTACAAGCTCTATTTGATGGTGGTACTGATGGTGGAAACAGAACACTTGACGCAGCTGGTCTTCTAGACTTTGTTGCAGATGGCGCAACTTCTGTTTACAGCAACTCACTTGGTTTTGCTCGTAGCTTATTAGTTTCACCTGCAGCTTGGGGTGCAATTATGGGACTTAACGACAATGGTCGCCCAATCTACACAGCAGCAAACCCACAAAACGCTGGTGGAGCAGTAAGCCCACAATCATTACGAGGAAACGTAGCAGGACTAGACCTATACGTATCACGTAACGTTGGAAGCGCAACTATCACAGATGGTTCAATGTATGTAATTAACCCAGATGCTTACACCTGGTACGAAAGCCCACGTTTGAGCCTACGCACCAACGTAATCGGTTCAGGTCAAATTGACGTTAACTATTACGGCTATGGAGCTATTGCAACAAAAATTGCAGCTGGTTCTTACAAGTTTATGGTTGCATAACCCTAAACAATTAAACGTGAGGGTGGTTCGCCCCTGTGCCACCCTCACCCTAAACGAGAGGAAATGAAATGCCAGAGTTAGTAACAGCAGCTCAGTTAAGAGCTGTACTTGGCGTTCCAAATACTCTTTATGATGACACAGCATTAAACGCAATACTTAACACAGCTGAAGATGCTATTGGTGATTTTCTTATTCAATGGAAAGTCGGAATAGATAAACACGCTTGCCCAATAGCAACCGAAACAACAATTCACACAACAAGAGAACACAAATTTTATGAAGGACAAACAGTAGCCATTTCAGGTGTTGAAGCACACGTAAACGGCAACAAAACAATTTCAGAAATAGTAGACCCATACACTTTTAAAATAACAAACGCAGCCGTACCAGTTCACAAAGAATTTTATAACATTATTCCTAATGGTATTGCAGCCGAAAACGACCTTTCACAATACGACGGCGTAGCAGCTGTAGAAGAAGCTGTGCTACAAATTGCTGTAGACGTATTCCAATCAAGACTAGCTGCAGGTGGCACACAACAAGCCCTTGATTACACCCCAGCCCCTTACAGAATGGGCAGAACCCTTTTGTACAAAGTTACAGGTTTAATAAGTAAATATATTGACTCTAATAGTCAAGTAGGTTAACTATGCCTTTAAGTACGCTACGTTCAGGTCTTAAAACAGCAATTACAGATAACACAAAATATTCTGCATACGACCACGTACCAGATATTATAATTCCACCAGCAGCTCTTATTTTAGCTGGTGACCCATACCTTGAACCAATTGCTATTGGTAATTCAAAGAATTGGTACGTAAGACTAACTCTTGAAATAGTCAGCACTACGTATTCAAACCCAAGCGCATTAACAAACTTGGAAGATGATATAGAAACAATCTTGGCACTTATACCGACTAATTGGGTTATACTGTCAGTATCTAGTCCGAGAATTAGGCAGACAAATAGCACAGATTTGCTATCTGCTGAAATCCAACTACAAACAGCCTACACAGGCTAGGAAAGGCAACAATGGCAACAACTATTTTAAGTGGTCGTCAATTAACTTTGAGTGTTAACGGAAATAGCTACTCAGAGCAGATTACTTCTTCTGCTATCAACTTTGATACAGAAAGATTAACTTTTGACACCCTCGCAGGCAAAGCCTACAAATACATTGACTCAAACGTTACACTTGACATTGAGTTTTTGAACGACGCAGGCGCATCACCAAACAGCTTGTACAAAGTATTATGGGACGGAACTGAAACAGCCCCAGATACTACAATTGCTTTTATTATGACATTAAGAACTGGTGTAACATTAACTGGTTACGTATTGCCACAATATCCAAGCGTTACAGCTTCAGGTGGAGACGTACAAACTTGTTCAGTATCATTACAAGTTGTAGGTATACCAACCGAAGACCTAACAGTATAACAACCACAAACAAAGAACAGGGGCACACAAATGCTTAAACTAAAATTATTATGGGAATTAGAAACAGGTGAGAAGTTTGAAGAATGGACAAGACCAATCGAACTTTCACTTGCAGAAAAAGAACTATACTCAGGTAAGTCAATTGTTAAAATACTTATTGAAGAAAGCACACCAAGTAACACACTTCTTTTATTTTTGGCTCACAAAATTCAACAACGTGTTACCAAAAAAGTCGAGAGCTTTGATACCTGGAAAAGCAAAGTCACCGATATTACAGCTTCTGATTTTGAGACAGCAAATTTTACCAAGCCCGAAGCGTCGGGCGAGTAGCAGTCGAACTAGCAATAGCAACTGGGATAACACCGGACTATTGGCTCAATGCCGAACCCGAAATATGGGCAACGGCTATAGACATATTGAACGAGCAAGCTAATGGCTAAAGCAATTCAATTAGTCAAAGTTGATAAAGATTACCGAGGTTTACTTCGTGCTTTTAGTAAGATGGATGATATTGCTAAGAATGATATGAAAAAGATTGCTAGCGCGTTGGCTGAAAGAGGTGCTAATTATGCTAAAGGTGCAGCTAGTAGTGCGCCTTATAATGTTAAACAAGCACAAGCCGTTGCTGATTCGATTAAAATATCTAAGTCTGATAAAGCACCAAGTTTTAGTATTGGTGGTAATCGTAAAGTTGGCTCTAGTGCTTTTAGTGCTGGGTATGTGATAATGGGTACTGAATTCGGGTCAAAGCAAAACAAACAGTTCC